ATGTAGTCTAGGTATGACTCAACTAACCACTTGATACACAGACATAGTGTTATAGCAAAGAAGCTACAGGTTAGTATTAGTTTAAATAGGAAGTCAAAGTCCATGTTGGATACACTCCTTAGCTTGTGCTACTGACATCCTGAACCACTCACCTCTACGTTCAGCTATCTTCTCAGCAGCCTTGTGTGCAGCAGCCTCAGCATTACGTCTGTCTTTAGTAGAGGCAGCATACATTACTTTGTAGTCACGGAATGGACTGCTTGTCTGGTAGCCATTACATCTGTCCTCTGCATCTACAGCCATACCAATCTTTACCCACTCAGGCCATGCTGAATTAGTAATGATATAGACCTGTCCCTCAGTACTACGTTCGTAGTTCTCAAGACTGGAAAAGGCAGCTTCATCAAACGACTTGTACCTACCAGCTTTCCACAGAGGGTGAGACTTAGGTACATACTTACCAGCTACAAACATTCTTTCAAGATATTTTTTTCTATGTCCAGAAAGTCTTCGCCTAGTACCATCAGAGTTTCCATAATACCACCATTCACCATCTTCAAAACGACAGTTTATATTAGTGGGTGTCTGCCCAGTTTCTTCCGTACTTGTATTCACTGTCAAGTCTGCATCTGAATCTGAAGTGTTGTTCGACATCTCGCATAGCTCGTTGAATAAGTTCTCCTGTCGCATCTTCCTGTCCTTCCTTTACTAGTAATTGTACTTCGTCATGGATGAACGCTACAATCTGTGCGTCCAAGTTTGATTTCTTGATAGCACGATTAATAAAAACGTACCATGTCTTACAGATTATAGCACCAGCACTCTGTAGCAAAGTGTTCAGTGCAGCATGGCTGTGTCGGATAGGGATGATACGTCCATCCAATCCCTTCAACCATCCTCGTTCCTTTGCAGCTTCGGAGACAGCATCTCTAAGATACTTCAGAGCAGGAAGTTTTTTCAAGAACTTGTTCTTAATCTTCCTTCCTTCTCCTGCTCCCTTGTTGATTATCTTACCAATCTTCTCATCACCAGCACCATACAGAAAACCGTAGATGAATGTCTTAGCGTTGTTACGAGTAGGTAGACCAGCAGCTTCTTGGTTTGTGGTATGGATGTCACCATTCAAAACCACATCTGCATAATGTCCATTGTCGTAAGCCGCCATGTAATGAGCAAGACAGCGCAACTCAAGACCAGAAGCATCAGCACCAAGAAGACTATAGCCTTTAGGAGCATGAAAGAGTGACCGACATTCTGTGCCGTACTCTGCCCCAACACTAGGGACTTGTGCCATGTTAGGCTTGGAGTGTGTGCAACGAGAAGTCGCAGCACCCATGTGATTAACCCTACCATGTAGTCGTCCTTTCTGTTCCATCTTCAGCCATGCCTGTTTGCCTGTGGCTAACTGACCAATGCGTTTGTTAAGTAGTAAGTACTCACTCAGCATCCTAGCCTCTGGCATATCAATACCAGACAGCACAGTCTCATCTACCTTTGGTTCACCTGTATCAGTAAAGCTTTCAGGTGTCCAACCTCTAGCTATAAGCCTCTCACCTATCTGCTTACGAGAAGCAGGATTAAATGGGATGACCTTTGTCTTAGTCTTTAACTCTACTATAGTAGGGTCAAAGGTAGTCTGTAACTGTTCTTCTAGTTCAGCCTTGCGTGATGCTAGTTTAGTGTACAGTTTCTGTGCTTGTTGTACATCGAACGGAAAGCCTAGTGCCTCCTGATTAAGAAGCATCGTATGAAGTTCCGTTTCCAGATCAAGCGCATCCTGACTAAAGTTCTTCTCAACAATCTTTTCATAGAGTTTCTGCGTAACCTTGGTATCCTGTACACAGTACTCATACATATCGGTTGTGTATTCTGCAAAGCTCTCAACACCACTATTGAAGTCACCTTTTAATTCTCCTAGTCTTATGCCCCATGCCTTGAGACTGTGGCTACCAATCAGCCTAGCATCAATGCGTCCCTGTTTGTGTAGCTTGAAGTCAACCTCTTTAACATCAGGCCATATAGTCCTAGAGTATACCAGAGTATCAATCAGTGTTGCGTCTGTTTCAAAACCGTGTAGCTTCTTTAGTACCCTCAAGTCATAGTCAATAATGTTATGACCAATGAGTACGTCAGCACGACTGAGAAACTCTACACCATCCTTGATATTGTCTGGGTCAAAGCCGTGTACCTCTCCAGTGTCTACGTCTCTTGCTATGATACACCATACTCTAGTGACATCAGGTAGCAAGTTGTCTGCTTCTAAGTCAAATATTAATCTCATGCTCTGTCTCCGCAGTAGCTAGTTAAAACTCTATGTCGTCCTCATCTTCTTCTTCAAAGATTGTTTCTATCATACGTCCTGTTGTAGTGTTGTATTCTAGTGAACAACATAATCCTGTTTCACCAGACCAGCGATTCTTGAGTACCCTGACCTGACTAATGTTTGGATGTGTATCATCCTGCTGGTTTCTCTCCAGCCCTATCACCATGTCTGATAGCTGACCAATGGCAGCACTACCACGTAACTGTGCCATGGATGTCTGTGCGCCATCCTCATGTCCTCTGTCACCAGACGGACGCTTGAGATGGGACACAAGGATTAGACCACAGTCTAGTTCCTCAACCAAGGCACGTAGTCTTGTCATAGTATTGTCAATGATTCTACGTTCATCGCCACCCTCAAGACCTGAGACGACAATGGAGATATGATCGAGAATGATGTATCTACAATCGCATCCCCTAACGAGGTATCTAATCTTAGATAGGAGGTTATCGGAGTCAGTGCTTCCCCAATGATCGTATAGGAATACTCTACCTGACCCCACAGTGTTGTCAAAAGCTTTTCGTAACTCATCTTCTGGTACATCCTTCTGTGTTAGATGAAGTAACTGGTTCATCTCAATAGACATCAAGCCTAAACCAGTACGCTTTACGTTCTCTTCCAGAGCAATGTAGCCTATGGTCTCGCCTGACTTGACAATGTTGTGTGCCAACTCACGAGCAAACTGAGACTTACCAATACCACTACCAGCAGTAATCGTTACAATCTCACCACGCCTACAGCCCCCTGTCTTTTCCTGTAGTCCTGAGTATGGGTAGGGTATACTGAACTTGTCATCCTCAGTAATAATCAAATCCCATATGTCAGTACCAGCAATGATACCATCAGGACGGTATGTCTTAGCACCCCACATGGCATCAAGTAACTCGCTTGTACGTCCAGCTACTAGCATATCACTAGCGTCCTTCAGTGGTAGCTTGGCTATCTTTACCTTGTTAGGTGGTAACACAGAAGCACATTCAAGTGCTGCTTGTTGTCCCTTGTCATCATTGTCAAACATAAGAATGATAGACTCAAATCTGTCCAGCCATTCTATTGACCTACCCAATGCCTTCTTTGCAGAAGCTACACCAGATGGTAGGGATACCACAGGCCACTTGTTATCTAGTACCTGTGACAGAGACATGGCATCTAGCTCACCCTCTGTGATGGTAACAAACTTACCACTGTCACGCCAGAGGTGTTCGCCATACAGACCCACCTTCTTCATGTTACCAGTAGCAAGAAAGTCTTTGTTGGGGAAACGTATCTTCTGTCCCTGTAGCTTACCAGTTGCGTCACGGTAGTTAGCTACTTGTACTTTCTGTCCTCTGTATTCTGCTACCCCATACCCCCAAAACTCACAGGTCTTTTTAGAAAGCTTACGCTTCTTCAGTTCCTTAAACTCAAGTGGTATCATGGCTGTATCATGTACTTCCATTTCTGCTACCACTTGTTCCTGATTGTCTGGGTGAGTATAGGTTTCGCAAGAGAAGCAGTAGTGAGACCCATCACTATACAATGAATTAGCATCACTACTGCCGCAATGAGGACAAGACGTATGTCTTATAAACTCACTGTTCTCGTCCATCAATACCTTCCTCTAGTGTGTTAGCCATTAATCTAAGTTGATGAATAAGATATGTTAGTCTCTCATCATCATACTTATCACTATCTTCTAGCATGATGAAGGCCATCATCTCATAGTCAACACACTTCTTAAACTCCACATCATCAACGAATATAGATACGCTCAAGCCCTTGTTAGTAAACTCAGCGTTCATATCAATCTCAGAGATGAGTTCTTCTTTTACGTCAATCACGCTCATTTAACCATTCCTCTGGTATAGTTCCCTCACTAAAGGTAAACCCCTGAAGGTCTGCCCACTCAGCACAAGTCATCTTAGTCCCATCCTTACGTTTCTTTGCACCCTGTATGGTTGCGTTAGCGTTCTGAAACACAAAGCGAATATCCAAGTCTGGATACTGTGCCTTGACTGCCTTCATCTTACGCTGTGCATCCTGCCTGAAGTACCCCTTCAACTCTACATACATAGCGTTGACTTGGTGTTCAGTCCCTAGCTTTAGGTCAGGTACATAGTGACGCTCCACATAGTAAGCCAGTTTATCTGGTTCATAGATATGTGGAACGCCACGCTGGTTTAGGTCAGAGATGACTCGTTCCTCAAAAGTCCCCTTCGGCATCGGCATCTACCTGATTGTCGTCAAACATATCTGACGCATCATCCTTGGCTACAGCCTCAGCAACAAAGCCATCCTCTTCATCAAACATATCCTTACCGTTTGCGTACTCAACCAAGTCAATAATCTGTACACCCTTCATGCGTAGGGAAGTACTCACTTGCTTGGTGGCTGGCATCATGTAGGGTGAGATGTCAAAGGCTACCTTAACAGTAGACCCATTACCAATGAGGACACCAGTGACAGGGTTACGCTTGCTGTCTAACACGACAGGCTTTGGTGCTACATACACAGTACCATCGCGTGACCTACCCTTGGCGTTCTTCTTTACCTTGAAGACAATGTTACCAGTCTCGTTACCATCGTTGTCAACCTCAGGCTGATATGGTTTGCGGATGGACAGGCTTGCCTTTAACTTAGGGTTAGCCTTGACGTGCTTGTTGAACTCTGCCTCGCAGATGTTATCAAGCTGTTCACATACGCTTGCCGCCTCATCCTCAGGGATTACGACATCAATAGAATAGACACCATCAGGATTAAACTTTGTCTCTGGGTCAAACACTTTTGCCCACATCGCTTTACCTTTGATGACTAAGTTTTGCATTTTGTTTTCCATTCAATACTCCAATCGTTTTGTTGAAATGGCTAGAGGGTAACTTTAGAAACTTAGGCGAAGAAGTAGTCTGACTCCAGTACTCTTCGTAAGTCTAAAGCTCCACTAGTCGGTGGATGTGGTAGGTCACTCGTACCTAACACCTTGGTTGCATGATTACGCAAGTCGTTAAGAACGTCATGCTCCTCATACATATTAACAAACTCCTCTCTTAGTACCTCAGACAGCAGAGGCATCATGGTACTGTGTGTACCGTAGCTATCGTGAACCATTGCATAGTCCTTGATACCATAGGTAGAAGCCTTGTTAATTGTCTTGGTCATGGCGGCAGCATCTAGACTGTGAATAAAGTTAGGGCTACTACCAAGTCCTGTTCTTCTCTTGTTTACACTATTTTCTTTGTCTTGTAAATAGGTAACTGTAAGTATCTCACCATTGAGATGAGTTTTAATTCTCTTCTTGTCTGTCTGGTTGTACTGTTGTAGTACTAGCCAGCCTGTTGGTGTGATCCATTCCATGTACTTGTTATGTTCTGAGTAGGCCTCACCTATCTCTTTAACATAGTCCATCACCCTTGAGGCGGCTTGGATAACATCAGAGATAGAGTCCCACACAAACTTAGCAAGGTATGCACTAGCCTCAAAGCAGTCATCACCAAAGATGTTCTCTTCTCCATCCTCAATGCGTTCCTTTATTGCATCCTGAATGTACTGTCTACAGGCATGGCGTGTACCAGAGTAGGGTACAATCATGACTGGTCTCTTGGTTAGCTTGCGGTCTATACCAAAGGCAAGACACTTCCTTGCTAGTTCAGTATCATCCTGCTTCAGTTTGTCCACAGTCTCATCAGCTACCTGTTGATAGATATCCTGAGGACTATCGGTTGGTACAAGGTTAGTGGCATACCCACCACGCTCGTCCCTGAGGATGGCTGACAGGTGTTGTAGTCCGTTACAGCTACCATCTACAGCGACAGGTAGCGTGGACTCATAGCCCCACCCCTGCTTGTTCAATGCGGCAAACTCAAAGCACCATGCAAGAAACTGGAATGGCTTGTCTGCCTCAGTCCACAACGTGTAGTCGTATGGGTTAGCCACAATCCTGTTGACCTCATCAATAAAGTTCCACGCCCATGTCTCTCGCTCGTTCAGGGTTATCTTGTCGTTGCCATACAGGTTAGCACCATGTATACACAGCCACCTAGCATCATCCCAGTTCTTGATGGGTACACTGTACTTGAACCTCATCAGAGACTTAGACCAGTCAGCCCCCTGTGGTGAGAGGAAGGTACTGCTTGCGTACTTGCGTGAACGGAAGTCATTCTGCCACACATAGTAGAACTCATCACGCTCACTGTACGACTGTGCTACCTGTAGTGTACGCTCTACTTGGATACGCTTACTGATAGTTCTGTTGTTGAATGAGTATATCTCATTACGCTTGCGTGACCAGATGCGGAAGGTTTCCCTGTCTTCCTCTGACAAGTCCTTAGGGTCTCTGTCAAAGGGATAGTCTGGTAGTGGTACATCCTCTCTGGCTGGTAGTCCTGCCCATGACTGCCCATTCTCCCACAGGTTTAACATAACCTCTAGTAGTTGGTAGTTAATAGACCATGGTGTGTTCTGTAAGGCGTTGAGACAGTCATACTCTTGTCTCAAGTCTAAGCCTGACAGTCTTTTAAGGTGGTACTTTAGACTCATGATCGCCTCACTATCGGTAGTTCATCTATAATCTTACCATGGTAGCCACCACCAGTCACCCCTGTCCACTCCTTAGGTGGTATGATACATGGTGCATACATTGGCTTGGCTACCTCTGCTATTTCATTAAAAGCTTTTACCCATTCCTCTGTTCCTTGTGTTGCCTTGATATGATTGACTGTCTTTTTACTACTTATTACTTGCTTTGTCAAGTCAATGATACCTGTTGTCTTAATGATAACATCAACCATCCTGAGTCCAACATGGATACGGTCTGTCTTACTCCACTGCGTGTGGTTGTATCCATCCTTGTTCATCTTGTGGGTTAGTCCAAACCTTCTAGCTGTCATGCCCTTCTTCATGGCAAGCTTGATGGTGTTCTCTGCTACTGAACCCTCTGATGCTATCCACTTGTCTAGTCTGTCCT